CAACCACCAGGAATCCTAGTGGCATCATGGTTGATGGTAAAATCAACCTGGACTCTCAACAGAGTCCCTCTGTCCGCTCTAAGCGGATACGTCGGAAGAAGAAGGGGAATCCCTTTCCTCAACCGGGCGTGCACTCCAAGGATCAAATTTCCGAGGAAGTGCAAAAGCCATTACAGATGGAGTTTGGCGGAACCATTCCCAAATTGGAATGGTATTACCGCACCCATGAGGGGCTATCCCTTCATGGACGACTCCAGCCGTTGTTGAAGTATCCCGTATCCGTACTTGCACTTTGCAAGCACTTTCGGTTCATCAACGGAACTCTGAGTGGTTCAGGGCCTGCACTTTTGCAGGTCCATCCACCCCCCAAGGATCCAGCCCTTTCCCTCCATGAGTGGTATACACTTTGGGATGAGGACATCCGCAAGGCAGTATCTGGCTTGCGGAAGGTGGACCCTAAGGACCGTAAGGTTCGCCGTTACGCGGAGAACCTGGAGGTTCTAGAGTTCATAAGGGCAACCTGGGATGCCGTTCTGTTAACTTATCAAACAGAACGGTCTTGGTATCTCAAGAAGTACAACTTGTACACTCGGCTCAATAGCAGTAGGCTACAGGGCCTCGAGCGTTTCAAGTCTCAACTTGTCTACCATCCCTTGGAAGCGGCCCAAAGGATTAAGACCCTCAGCCAAGCTAATCGAGCTTGGATGTTTGGGGGCCCTAAACCTAAGGGAAGGCTTATGGTTTTTGCCGATAAGCGCGTAGCGATAAAAGTATCCTACGCGGCAAGGGCATTACCACCTGCTCCTCCTGACCCGAAAGGCCTTCTGGACCTGGTGTCACGTTTGACATCAGAACCTCCAGAAGAGCACCCGGATTGGCGGGAGTTTGTCAAATCGTACTTTGGTCGTTGGAAGATTCCGCCAACGACCAAAGACCTGTTTACGATGCCTTCTTCGAATGCTGCTCTTGGTTATCCAAGGAGCACAGGAGGGCATGTGACAGGTGTCCAGCATCTTGTGTTGCTGGGCTACGCTCTGAGGAAGACCCGGGGTGATCCAACTCGTCCACATTCAAATGCAGACGAGGATGGAGCATACCTGGAGCTGTTGAGTCAGAGTTTACACCCTGATTCGCAGCTCAACCCGCCCAAGGAGGATTTTGCCTCCCTGTTTTCGGGTTCCTGGGAAGAACTAGAAAAGTCCCTTCCAGGCACGGGTCACTTCCTCCAGCGATATTTGCAAGATGGGGTGGAGTATGTAATGGATTCCATTACATATACCCCCATTCTTCCTATTGTCGCTGAGGAAAAGGGCTTGAAGACAAGATTTCCAACGTGTTCTTTAACCGCTGTCAATCTTGTTCAACAGGTCCTGAGACGGGTGATCGATGCCATTATGGTCAAAGATCCCCGTTTTAGTGCTGCTCTGGGTGGCACTGCACAAGTGGATATGAGAGGTGAAGCGGGTCCATGGTATTCCCTGGACGCTACCGCTGCAACCGACCTACATCCACAGTGGGTCACCCAGACCGTCTACGAGGAGTTAGCGAACCTTTACCCTGTACTTCAAAAATACAGGCGTTGGTTCACAAAGCTGTTTGGTCCCAAAAAGATTCTTCTTGGGAAAACTTCTTTGGATCTAACCCCT